GTGGAATCATTGGCACCTGAAATTATTGATGCTGTTGCAGTGCTAAATGATGTACCTTCTAGTTGAATTGATGCAGTATGCAATGCTGAGGTACGTGCTGTAGACGTGCCAACTAACAGGCGTCCCGATGTATCAATTCTGACCCTTTCTGCACCGCTTGTTCTAAACACCTGAGGGTGATTACTAAAAGTTCCAAATATACATTCTCCGTTATTCGAGGCATACCATTGAGTATTAACTGTTCCATCAACAACTCTGATTTCAGGATTGCTACTTGTAGCGCCTGACACTTCAAGCTTAACACTAGGGCTCGTAGTGCCAATCCCTACGCGGCCTGACCCGTCAATAACCATCCGCGTTGCAGGCGACGCATATGAACCGTTTATAGAGATAAAACGGAAATCACCCATCGTGGATGAGTAGCCTCGGGAGACAATATCTGCGCCCGCTCCTGATCCGTCATAATGGGTGCCTACATATAAACCTGTAGAGCTTGGGCCAACTACTCCAAACGTATTGGCCATAGCTGTGTAATCATTTGTGCCAACGCGTACTTCAAGTTGCGCCGCAGGGCTACTAGTCCCCAGACCTAAGCGGCCACTGGAGTCCAGGCGCATACGCTCGGTTGGACTTGCAGAGCCATCTGCGGTGGTAAAAAATACTAAACGGCCCGGCATGTCGTTAGAGCCGGGAGTGCCATCTACTTGAGTAGAAATAATGGCGGCGTCAAGAAAGTTTGTTCCGTCCGATCCTCGCCAAACAATGCTCCCAAGGTCATCACTTGAAGCGACAACCGTCATGCTTCCATCGGTAGTTCCTCGTGACCGTTGGAAATCAAGAAGAGCGCGAGCACTTCCGTCAGTGCCGCTATAACTAGTAAAAGATGCGCCTCCATAAGTGCCTTGTCCTTTATTGACAAGAGCAAAATTTTGATTAATCCTTAAATTTTGAGTGTTGGTAGACGTGCCCACCAGAACGCGTCCACTCGCATCAACAAACAACCGCCCAGTGCCATTAGTCGAGATGGCTACGTTGTTTGCGGAAGGTAGATAAACGCCGTTGGTCGGAACACTGCTTCCCGTCGGAACAAAAGCAGCGGCAGTTACATTTCCAGTATAGGTACCACTGGCAGTTGTGACATGTCCGCCAGTAATTGTCGTACCTGAAAGCGTTGCAAAGTTTGCGGTGGTGCCAGTAACTGTTGTACCTGTTACTGTTGTGAAGCCTGCAGTACCGCCCGTAATGGCCGTGAAAACACCAACGTTACCGGTGACGGTTGCACCTGATACGGTACTGGTTCCAATAATTGTTGCACCCTGAATCGTGCCAGTCGCGGTGATATCACCAGAAATCGATTGGACTATGCCAGAAACGGTGACCGTCTGATCAACACCGCCATTGGTAAAAACGATGTTATCAACTTTAATACTGCCGTACGCCATTTTGTTGATGCTTTTTTCTTATTTTAACTGAGCAATTTAAGGAAGAATAGTAATTGTCCCTCGGATAATTAAACCCGCATCCCCGGAGATGACACCGGAGCAAACAAGTGCTGGTGTTGCGCCAGAAGGAGTTGTGACTGTGACGGTACTGCCTGTGATATTGGTGAATAAACCTGTATTACCGGTGACAGTACCTCCATAAACCTGAGTTGCACCAGTGACATATGTGGCGTTAACTGTTGTTCCGGTAAATGTTTGACCGCTTACCGTGCCACTGATATTGACACCAGAGGAAAAATAACCGGATCCAGAAACAACAATGTCACCACCAATAATGGCATTATTAAAAGTCTGATTTGCTGCCGTAAGAGTATCGAAGATGCCAGTCGTAAAACTTGCTGTTGTGCCAGTGACCGTAACACCTGATAAGGTCGCAGTAAAGATGCCGCTTACACCAGTGATTGTTGTGGCTTGAATCGTGTTTCCAGTAATAGTACTACCAGAAAGTTGCGTTGTAAAAATACCCGATACAAAATTGGCGGTTGTACCAGTGGCTGTTGTAAAGCTTGCTGTATTTCCTGTTACCGTACCAAATAAACCTGCGTCACCGGTGACAACTGCACCAGAGACTTGTTCAGTAAAAACACCAGAGATGCCAGTGAGTGTTGCGTAACGCGCAACATCGCCAGTAATTGTGGCACCACTTAGGTTTGTAAAAACACCAGACGTTGCGTTAACGGTTGTACCAGTCAGTGTTGTTCCGCTAAGCGTTCCAGAAATAACAACGCCTGACGCAAAGGAACCAGAGCCAAGAACACTGAGATCACCAGAGACAGTCAGGTTGTTTTGGACAATATGCCCACTGGTTACCAAAGTTTCAAATGTGCCTGTCGTGGCCTGGATTGTATCCCCTGTAATGGTTGCGCCAGAAAGCTGACTTGTGAAGACGCCCGAAATTCCCGTCAGTGTTGTGTATTGTCCTACATCTCCAGTGATCGTTGTACCAGAGAGCTGACTAGTGAATACGCCTGAAACTCCAGTTAAATTCGTGGCCTGTACTGTGTTTCCGGTAACGGTCGCACCGCTTAGGTAGCTGGTAAAAACACCGGATACACCAGAGATATTGCTGCCCTGGATCGTATTACCAGTAATGGTTTGCCCCGAGACACGATCAGTAAAGGTACCGCTGACAGCAGTGAGATTTGTAAACTGACCAGTATCTCCGGTAACAACAGCTCCACTGATTGTGCCAGAGGTTGTCAGGTTATTTTGTACAATAACTCCGCTAAAAGCGGCAAGGTTACTGCCAGTGATCGTCGTGAAGTTACCGGTGCCTGTAACGGTGAGATTTCCGGCGATGGTAACGTTGCCGGTGATAGTTTCACCTGTGATGTTGGCGTAGTACTGATCTAGATATTGCCTGAACTGCGTAAAGGTAATTTTTTTGTTGCGCAGCGTAGGGTCAACCTCGAAGACGTGAACTAGGGTCAAGAGATCCTGTTCGTCAATATCGAACCCGTTAATAGAAGGAAATTCTGAAATCCTACGGTTTGACACCTACTTCACTGCGCAATCCTTTGTTCTAATTATAGATCGGCTTATTTAGCGCATCTTAATCTCAACACGCGGCAAAACATTGGTAACTGTATACCAAAGACCTTGAATTCCTGCTACAATTCCGCAGGAAAGCAAAAGTACAAGAAGGACTTCGGCTACCGTCAGGTTACGGCGTACATAAACCACCCTCGGTTGCTGCTGTTGAAGAGCAGCTTGTTGGGCAATGGTTTGTTGAACGGCAAGCTCCCTGGCACGTGCCTTTAATTCAGCCAATTGTTCAGGCGTGATCTGGCCTTCCATTTGAGGAGGCATCGGCATCGGGGGTTGACTGACTGGAATTTGTTCTTCCATTGTCACGAATTGTTTTCTCACAGATTAGCATCTAAACAAAGCGTGTGGAGTATGCAGTACGGACTTCGTAAAAGTTTGGAAGACATTGCCCATGAACTGAAAGGAATCAGAAATATTCTTGGTTCCATGTGGCATTCACGTTATTCCAACGGTGAAACAGACGTCTTGAATCCACAGGCTTTTGCCGATGAGTACATCTCGACCGAAGAATGCGGCAGACGTCTTGGTGTCTCGGATCAAACCATCCGCAATTGGATGTCTATTGGACGAAAACAACCAAGTAAAGGCTGGGTAGAAGGCATCCATTATGTCAATGTCTCACCCGATCCCAAAAAGAAAGCAGTCCTTCGCATTCCCTGGAATCAACTGATCCAATCCTTCGCCAAAAACCCGGAGGTATTGACGGCGGATCTTAATCCACAGCGTCAAGATCGCAAACCAATGTACCAAAAGACGTGGGATCCTGCAGAAAATGGCGCACCGTTTTAAAGGGATTGATATCGATGCGGTGACACTGGATAACCACGAGGAGTTACTGCCTGAATCCTTGGTGAGACAGGTGGAAATGTTTCTTCCGCCCAGTGGCTCGTTTGATGATGGATGCCTACGCAGGTACCTGGAAAACTTAAAAAATTATGAAGAAGAGGACGCCAATTCTGGCATGACACTTGCCAACAGATTACGTCTTGCTTTTCGTGATTTGGAAGCAGATACGATCTGTGGTAAGTTCCCGCAGGCAGAATTGCCTCTCAAACGAAGACTCCGTTGCGTAGCCGAATATTTGATTCGGTCTGGAGAATTTGATAAGGTAAAGGATGAGAATGGAAGGCTCGTCAAGAAACGCGGTGTTCTTGGCAAGTTGGTTGTAATGTACCAGCCAACACCAAAGCTTTTGGAATCTTTACAACGACAAGGATTGCTGGACAAATGAATCGACGGGAAAAATTGATTGCTTCTGTGATCGGCCCAGAGCTGGACGAGACAAAAGCCAAGATGCTTGATGCCACCATGAAGTTGATTCTCGGTGATATGGGTCAACATTACTGCAAGATGTGGGAAGTAGAAGGCCCTGGCGTCATGTGCTTCCAGCCTGGCGGTGAACGTAGCATGTTCTTCTTAACGCTCAAAGAACTTCACGCTGCACAAGAAGCAGAAGAGCGTGCCAATAACGGTGATCTTGCAGAAACATTCCGTCGTATCCTTGCTGCTGCACAAAAGATTGATCCTACGGAGAAGGCTGGTTACATCATCAATGATGACGATGGCATTCGTTTCCTCGAAATTGACTACAACAAAGTGTCAGAGCAATGAGTAACGAAGGCTTACAGCGACAATCCAACCGGCGGGAAGGTATTGAACTGATCACCAGCTCAGACCTGATTATCGCAGCGAACGAGCTGATGGGAGGCATCACATTGGATGTCGCTAGCTCCAAGGTTGCCAATGAGTTTGTAGGCGCTGAAAACTTTTACACGCCATCCGATGATGGGCTGAATGCACAGCAGTGGTACGGCAAGGTTTATTTGTTCCCTCCAGCGGGGATGTACTTCTGGGACAAGAAGAATGGACGCTGGAAAAAGACAAGGGCATCTGCAGTATCCCTGACATCGTCACATGCGGTATGGTTTCGTCGTATGTACCATGCCTGGATCTCTGGTGAGATAGAGCAAGGTCTTTATTTCAGCAACTGTCCTGACATGATTCGTTACGAGCCCAAAATCTTTAGCTTTCCTATGTGCATCTTGCGTACACGACCAGTGCTGCAGGAGTACAACGGAAAAGAATTCTCGCGTCGCCAGACGTGCACTTCATTTGTTGTCTACCTACCTCCCACGGATTTAACAGATGATGCTACTCAACGCTTCATTGATATCTATGAAGAACGCGGACATATTCTTGCGTGAACTCTGTATACTGAAGGACGATTACAAGGATCTATGAGCGTCCTGGCCGATTGGGAAATCAAAAAACTTGCTGAAGAAGAGGAGATGATCTCTCCTTTTGTCGATCACTTGATCAACAAAGAAGATGGTCGCAAGCTTCTTAGTTATGGACTTAGCTCATACGGCTATGACATCCGGCTTTCTCCCAAGCAATGCCTTGTTTTTGGCAAGATTCAAGCTGGGGATTGTGATCCTAAAGACTTTGATCCTGACATTCTGAAGCCCGCTGATCTCCTGGAAGACGAACGAGGCCAATATTTCTTGCTGCCTCCGTACGGCTACTGCCTGGGCGTTGCGCAAGAACGTCTGAAGCTCCCCAGGGACATCACTGTTGTTGCAGTTGGCAAATCAACGTATGCCCGATCTGGAATCCTGGTGAATATCACGCCAGCAGAAAGTGGGTGGGAAGGTTACCTGACGCTTGAAATCAGTAATTGCACTGCGCTCTTCAATCGTATCTATGCGAATGAAGGGATCACGCAATTGCTGTTCTACCGCGGCAACCCCTGTCACACTACTTACCAGGATAGGAAAGGCAAGTATCAAGACCAGCCCAATAACGTGGTCTTCTCTCAGGTCTAACCAAAAGGTTTACCAAATTGTGAAGCTGGTTTACGGGCGTAGCCAACACTACCGGCACGCCCACCAGAATCACCAAGTGTTGCACTCGTTGGTTCGCGGACTAAAGCACGCTTTTGGTATTCACCAGCGCTGCGAGCGGCTCGCATAAATTTGGCGACACGATCTTGATTGTTGTTAACAGATCCAGCAGAACTTCTTTCGTCTTCACCCAGGCGACGCATGTCTGTGTCATATGCCTGTTCCGGGCGTAAATCTGATACTTCGGCTCCTGAAGTACCAGAGTCTACGCCTGGATCGTAAGTTGGTCTAAATCTATTAGCCATCTTATTATTGTAGGAGTAGTAAACCAAGTAGCCGTCGTGATGCAATCTGCCGCAGGCTTTTTAGATGCTTTTGTGCAAGACGAAGTAAAGTGCCGCTGCCTTGATGAAGAAGACTTTGGTGCACCTCTCGATAATCAGCAAAATGATGTACCCTTATATGATGCCTATAACAGAGGTTTGGTTGCATGCGAACAGGGGCTCGAAAGGAATCCGTTGAATCTCGAGGGGGCACGTCCTGGAATGACGGGCTACATTCCTTCGATGGAGGAGGGCTTGGCAATGGGAGCCTCTCCGAAACCAAAGACTCTGGTGTTGGAACTGGAGGAACCGGACGAGGAGGAGCAGATGCTGTCGGCAAAGAGGCGTGGTTTGCTCCGATAGAAGAGATCAGTGATTGCCCAGGGGGAGTATGCCCTGTACCCTGGGCTGTCAAAGAAGAGACACCTGTGATCCAGCCTGATCAAGTCAATCACCCGCCTCATTACACTGATGGCGGTGGCATCGAGTGTATCGAAGCAATTGAAGCTGCTTTAACACCGGAAGAATTCCGTGGTTATTGCAAAGGAAATGTGCTCAAATATAACTGGAGGGAAAGACATAAAGGCGGTACTGAGTCACTGAAAAAGGCTCAGTGGTATTTAGACCGCCTTATTCAATTCGATGAGGCTCAAAAGGGCTGAAGCTCATCTTCATCATCGTCATACTCGTCGTCGTCCATGCAAGCGGCGGCGAGTTCTGCTAATTCCACATCCGTGGGATAATCCCAGTCCAGTTCAATATTTTCTGACGCCATAAGATCACGTAAGGCGCACCACTCCATCATCCGCTGGTGATAGAGGCTAAGTAATGCATAACGCAGCTCCTCCCAAGACATCTCCTGGGATTGAAGCTCCGCTTTACGCATGGAGAATTGGAGTTCCAGGGGGAGTTCAAATTCCCGTGGCTCGGCTGACCTCTCCATCCCGCTCTGCATTTGCTCGTTGCAATTATTCTAATCCTAGCTATTAAACAGCAAATCGAGTTCTTGGTCTACGAAATCATCCCATTTGTTTTCGTCAATGCGAAACGAGTTGGCAAACTCTGATAGTACATAAGGACTGATGCGTTCCTCCAGCTCGCGGATAGCCCTTACCTCATGGGGAGCAGCACTGTAGTTACGGAAGGCGGTCAGAAGCACTTCTGTGGAGGACCAGGGGTTTGCATCAATCTCCCTAAGGAAAAGATTGATCTCTTCCCTGCGGCGATCCAGGAGGCCGCCGATGACGTTGTGCTCTTCATCGAAGATCCAACGTCCAATCTCCTGGGTAGCACCACAGAAATCTTCAACCTCAATAAAATCAATCACGTGGCTGTATAAGAAAGGCTCCCAGCCAATGGAATGCACGAACGAAATCAAAGCCTGACGCATGCTGTTGTCCAGGCCCAGGTTTTGTTTTGCTAGCTGGTTGTCAATGACATTGATCTCGTGAAAGAGGTACTCAAGTGCTTTTTCGCGAGTACAACATTGGCCCCGCTTAACGGGAGAACCATCGGGATAGAACTGAGTTCCAAACCCGATGGTATATGGGTCTTCACCTGTTGTCGGATCTGGGTACGCTTTTTCGCTATACCCTTCGTATTTGCGGATTAAGTTAACCGCGTGCGAAAGATCCGACATAGGAGTAACAATTAGTACTCCTAATATACATACTTTTTACTTGCCTTGACCCCTGGAAAGCTTACGTCCGTGATTGGGCCGTGAATGCTTCCCGTCCCCTTGACGAGTTTTCTTGGGCTTGGACTCAAGTTGGATTGTGTTGGATTTAGGTTTTGCCATGCTGATAAGGATGTGGCCTGCTTACCTTAGCGCAGATCTACCACTTCACACGATGGGACCAGTACCGTGCTGACATCTTGTCAGGATTGGGATCTTGAGCGTTATGCCTGGCGTAATACGACTTCTTACGTGCTTTATCCTTGGCGCTTTGAGGGTTTTTACCGGCCCCTTCAACACCCTGCTGACCAAAACGAATGATCTTTTCTTTATTACCTTCGCAAGCCTTAACGACATGAGACTTGGTCTTGTGCCCAGGTGTGCGCTGAGGTTTGTTGCAAGGCATTGAGTCCTTGGCAATTTTAGCTGCTTTTGCTGCCTTCTTTCTTTTTTCTGACATTTATATTCAACCAAAAATAGAACTAAAATCTCCAAGGAAATCTTGGGGGGACGGTACCTTGGTGGTTGTCGTGCTACCTTTAATTTTAAAATACGAAGGCGCACCTTCATCTACTTCGTTTGTAAAAATGTTGAAATAGTTTTCTTTCGTTGGTAACTCTGTTTTTTGTGATTCAGTGCTGCCAAACATGCCTTCAATAGATGCCATGGCTGTAAAAGGATCTGACATGTCAGGCATAGAAAAACCAAACAAATCCTGAGCCGTTCCAGTTTTAGAAACGGTGCCGCTAACTTTTCCTAAATTTTTATCTTCTTCTGTAGCGTCTGGAAAGAAATCAGTATAAAACTCACTTTCGCTTCCTGTATAACCTGCTTTTTTAAATATGTTAAATAAAGCAGTGCCACCTGCAGGAGCGTTCGGATTTTCATCAGTATCTCGTTGGATATAACCAATTCCCAACTGTTCCTGTGTTGGCTTGATTTGTTGTTCGTTTAAAATGCGAATTTGCTCGCGTATTTCAGTAGCTGGTTGCGTTCTTAAAAACTCAGAGAGATATGCTTTGATTTGTTCAACCGGAGCTTCTTTTGGATTGAGTCCAGCTCCTTCAAGTTGTTTTAGATATTCTTCGGGCAGATCTTTTAAATTAAGTTTGTCAACAAGTTCTTGTGTCTTTGCGTCTGCCGTAACAAAATCAAGAAACACAGGGTTTCCATACAATGCTTTTTCGTTCTGCAATGCATTGGATAGATCACCTTGGATGAAAGCGGCAAGATCATTTCTTGTGTATGTATCCGCAACCGGATCGTAGCCTTTGTCTTTACCAAGGATTTCGTAATGTAGACGAGCAAAATCATCTTGGTTATTGAGGTCTAATCCGTATTCATAAGCTAGTTGCTTCCAGGTTTTACCATCTTTTACGGCGTTGGTAGACTCGCGATTTTGCCAGGTACTGTCAACGTCTGCTTTCTGGCTTGCATACAATCCCGCCTTATTGGTAACATCTGTTCCACTGATTATTTCCGGGTTTAAATAAAACTTTGGATCAAATGTTTTGCTTGTTGTTTTGGTTGCCAAGTCATTTAAGAATGTGTTGGCTTGTTTATTTGCAAAATCTTTAAGAGCACTCGAAGCAAGCTGAGTCTGCAAAACGTTTTGCTCATCAGCAGTAACATCCATATAACTGATGAATTCCGAGATGGATTTGGAGGTATCAAAACGTGGTTTCAAATAGTCTTCAATAAAGTTATTTGCAAATTCTTGTTCAATCTTGTAGGTTTTCTCAGCGTCCCCAGGATCTTGTATTTCTTGCATATTGCGATATCGCTCAGCAAGTGTTTTGTCAAACCAGTCTTGCCAGTTGTATTTAACCGAGGATCCAAGTCCAAGGCTCTTGTCCAAGGATTCTGAGATGCCTTTACTAAAACTTGTAAAACCACCTGCGCCAAGATCTCCAAGAATCGTGTTTTTAATGTCTTGTTTTAAAGTGGTTGCATCAGAAAGTCCCATGCCCCCCAAAAGGGCGCTCATCTGTTCTTGCTTAAGATTCTTGGAATACTCATCTAGTGTTTGTTTTAACACGTCAGCAGACAATGCACCAAATACTTGCTCACCTTGTGTATCAACAAACTGTTGCGTTGATTGCTCAACTAGCGAAACCGGTTGCGTGGCAGAGGCGCCAAGCAGAGTTTCCCTGAGAATCTGACGTTCACGATCTGTAGGCGGACGCAGTGTCTCTGTGTACTCTGTCAGTTGCTTCTGTTTACCAGGGAGGCCAGAAGGTGCTCCGACAAAAGTATAGTCAGCATGCAGATAGCTATCTAAATCTGGATAACGTTTTGTAATGTCAATGTCAGCTATCTTTTGCCCACCAAAGGAAACGGCTTTGGAGGCATCTTTCCAGGCTTGTTGTTTATCCGGGACAACGCCTGAATAGAATTTTGCATCAAAATTATCAAGACTCGCGCCGTCTTTAGTTGAATCCCAGGGCTTTATCCCTGCTGCTTGTTCATAAAAAGATTCAATTTCCGTTATGGTTTCTTGATCAACAAGATCTGCGGTATTAATTCCTTTTGACTGAAGAGCAGTGTCTATCCCTTCCATTAAGGACTTATAGCTTCCGGCTGAACCCTGAAAAGCATTTAAACGATCCGAGATTAAAGAGGCTGCATCTTTTTCTTCTTGTGTTGCTTCTTCTGCAAGAACAGGTGTTAACTTTCCGTTCGAAACTGTAAAACGAATCATGATGCTTCTTTAAACTCTTGTAAATCAACTAGATTTGAATGCTCAGGTCTCATCCAGTCTTTTATCGTATCAAGCCTAGCCTGTGTAAAAAAAGACTGCTGCCTGTACCAGGTTTCCATTTCAGTTGATGCTTTGTTTGCATTACAGCGCGAACAAGCGGGTATTAGGTTATGACGACTTGAACAACCTGATTTAAAGCGTGGGATAACGTGGTCAAGACTTGTTGCTTGTTCTCCGCAATAACCACACTTGTTATCCCAGGCTTGATATATACTTTCTCTAAAACGTTTCTTGGCAAGTTTTGGAGTGATTTCAACTAGCAGGGCGAGGGGCTCGTGCTGGCTGCAAAACATGCTCTTCAATTGCCGTTAATTCATTTTAAGTTGCCCACACTGTTGCAGCCCTGGCTATAAAGATAAAATTTAAATTAAGGCCCTTGACTCCAGGGGGATTCTGTGTAATGTACAAGAGTTGCTACTACTGCCTTCATGGCCTCGCATCCTGGTTGGGTCTCTGCCCAGAAGCTCGAAGAACTCCTTGGCATTGACCGCAAGACACTCTACAAGTATCGCGATGACGGTACCCTGAAGCTTGGTCCGCACTACGCAGCTTTTCCTGAGACGCGTTCCAGGGATAGCTACCGTTGGAATGTAGCAGCAGTACGTAAGCAGCTCACAAAAGCCGGTATGATGCCTATGGCCGTTTGAAGGACGGCTGGGGATGAAAGGGCGGTCCTGTCATTGACGGGGCCGTTTTTTATGGCGTGTATGGCCTGCCGTCTTTATCAAACATTGTGAAGTTTTCTATAAGGATGCGACCTGTTGCCAAATTAAATAAACGTTGGACCATTGGGAAGAGTACCGGGGATTGGCAGTTGTATGGAGGTACATCCATCAATGAAAGCGCTCTTTTGGTCTCCATAAATTCTTTCAAGCTCTCTTGTTCTTTCTGTGACTTTGCAACTAATTCTTGCTCCCAATCAGCCATACTTCCAATGCCTACCGGAAAATCAGACGGTTCTGGAGGGAATACACGATCTTTAAATTTAAGTGCATAGATGTGCTTGCAATAACGCAGTTCATCCAGCAGGGGGGTCCATGAGTCATCGACAGCGGTAATGGTGATTTGAGGAATCGAGTCTGTATCTGGATTCAATGTGACAGAAGAATAATCTTCGTAAGTAGGAAGGCCTTCTGGTCTTGAGCCAAGAGTTGCAATATCAGAAGTGCTGCGAACGTACGTTGCACCAAACTCCCTGTAAACACCTGGATTATCTCGGGCTACATTGTTGCCGACCACTGAATCATTTGTTGTTTGATAGTCAAGTTCAAATCCATCGGGCGATATGACCTCCAAGCTGCGATCTTGGCCTGCTCTTGCCATTGCACTGTTGTCTAATATGCCATCTCTTTTTGTCAGCTCAAAACGCCCTGGTTTGATATTAGACAAGCCTGTGCGTGGAAACTGTTTCTTGTTGTTGCCAGTGGCAGAGGAAAGAAAAGAATAGTCCCTTCGTGTAAAGTCTTGACATGTGCAAGCATATCGTGAACCACTCGCCAAGTAACGTCCAGGCGTGAAGCTGATTGGCGATGGTGTTATGTATTCGCCATCCGGTGTTACCTGCACCGAACCCGCCTTTTTAAACGTAAGTATTCCTGTGTCCTGATCAATAGCAATCACAACAGCTTGTACGTAACCGTATCGTTTCTGAGTCTGAGGGTTAATGGTGTCCTTAGTAATTAGGGTTCCATCTACCTCAAGAATCCGATCCTCGAAAATCTCTGTGTTTGCAGGCTTTAAACCATCTGGCTCCCCTGGTACTGGAATGTAAAAAGGGGAGGGAAGTGGATTGGAGGTGCTCCAGGTGCCTGCTAGTTTTACGTACCAGTAATTTGCATCTTCTGTTACGGATTCAATGAATAGGTTCTGACTGCTTACAGGATCAGTTAATTTGTCGCAACGCGTTGAGCCAGCGTAACGCCACAAGGCCCAGTGCATGCCAAGTTCTTTGCTCATTGTTGGATAACCAACAAAAGCACCTGAGATCACAGGCGTCGGATTTCCACTGGTTGTTGCGTCTGGTATCTCGTAAACAAACGGGAAGCTGTAGTCGTTATTGTGAGTAGTTGCAGTGGCTAGTTCGTAACCACGCCGCCACCTGGACCAGGCTGATTCTCTGTTGACGGTGTAGATAGAATCTGGTACGGAACCACGAGAAAACTCAGTCGTGATCGGTTTCACCCCATTGGGTGCACTGACCTCCGACTGAGCAAAGTTACCAAAAGAGCTTCCACTCTTTTTGGCCATGATTAGAAGAAACCGCCTTGTGCAATGATGTGCGCACCTGGAGTGTAGCCAGAGACGTTAGGTCCATCTGGGAACACACCAACGTAAATACGGTCGCCGCGCTCCAAGTAAATGCCTTTGTTGCGGAGGGGAGCTGTGGGACCTAAACCGTTAGTATTGCCAGCTTGTGCCACAGGAGCTGCCAGTTGTGGCATTAAATCGGAGCAGTCGACAGTACCGCTGTTGGCAGGGACTGTTTTGGCGAACAGTACGCGGTAATCACCGGAAGCAGGGATCGGTACGGTTGTATTGCGTGTGTGGTAAAAGACAAAGGTAACAGCGGGCTGGTAGCCATAAGCAACACCGTTGTACAGGAAACCTGTCGCTGTACCGCCAGAGTATTCCAGGGAGGTATTAACGCCTGTCAGCGTGGTACCCCCGGTGTAAGTGTAATAACCGTAACCACTGGCCGGTGCAGTGCCAACAACGCCTGTCTCTTGGACGAACACGACTTGCCCACTGGTCAGAGAAATGACGTTACCTGAAGTGCCGCTGTTAACGGTATAGTCAGCACCACGATAGAAATCGTTGCGTGTGATCGTGATTGAATCGACAACGCCGCCACTGTTGTTATCTTCTTGCAGGGCAGCGTCCATATCGACCAAGATCGAAGGAGCCTGGCCGCCTTGCACAAAGAGTGTATTAGCGGTAGAACTGCCAACCGTCTGAGTCGTTACTCGGACCGAATCGAATAACGGACGATCAATCAACAGTGGCTGCTTGTTCGATGCTGTCGAGCTCAATGTTCTACTTCCTAGATATTTACATTATAAAGCTTGTTTCCAATCAGCCGTAAGGATTGAGGTAGCTTGAAAGAAAATCAAGTCCCATCATCGGCTGCTGTGTCCCAA